ATTATAGAATTTGTTTTCTAAGGTTAATATACGCATGTTGTAATTTTACTACACAAACTTTTAGTAGTCAAGTTTTTCTAATGTAAACGGATACTTTGCTTCTTTGTAGTAGGCCTTACGTTGTGTTAAATGACGTTTAGCAAATTTACAATCGCTAGTGATATCCCAAATCTCTACGTTATCTTTGTCTTCCGCTTTTCTAATACCGCGTCCAATCGATTGGATAACTCTGACAAATGACTTGCCGGGCTCAATAAGAACAAGATTGAAAATGCGAGGGAGATTAATACCCACAGCAGCAACTCCATAAGTGGCAATAATAACTTTATTAGCACTAGTCTTAACTTCGTCATACTCTTCCTTACGTTCTGTTAATTTTGTTTCACCTGAAATAAACACACTATGTTTTAATCGTAATTCAAGTTCACGCCCGGCATTAACACGATCAACAAGTACAAGTGTATTACCACTATCCTTAATCTTATCTACTAGTTGACCTATCTTGTCTAATCGTTTTTCATCTTCAAGTAAATGTTTAAGTTCGCTTTGATAGTTTGTAAATTCTACACCGTCTTTCATCTGTATGATGTTTACATGACATTGTGCAAGTACACCTTTTTCTTGTAACTCGGCTGCACTGAGTTTGCCTATAACAGGGCCTAACGACACAAGCAGAGCAACTTGTTCGTATACACTTTTAGGTATAGTGCCAGTCAAGCCCCAACGTATAGGTATCTGACTGAACGGTCCTGTCAACAATGACTTCAATGCATCAGCCTTTGCCATATGCACCTCATCGACCATGATACAGATTACATCTTGAATAAACTCTTTTATGTTGATTTCTGCTTCGCCTGCTTTAGTACTCTTTAGTAGATTGTTTAGACTTTGCCAAGTACAGATTGTATGTTTTTTGTTGTACTCTTTACGATCACCAAAATATACACCTACGTCAAGTCCTAAATTGATATAGTCTGCTTCAGTTTGTACAACAAGACTCTTGTTAGGGACGATGACAATACTACGACCATAATATTCTACGCTCTTAGATAGCGCAGCAGTCATGATAGTCTTACCTGCGCCCGTTGCTACTTCTTGTATGCATTGTGTATTCTTTAAAAAGTTATTGATGATCTCTACCTGATAGTCACGTAATGTGATTGGTTCACCTTCTTGTGTATGACCGTTAGGCCAAACCTTATCACTAAAACTATCCTCATATATTTCATTAAAACTATATGTTGTTTTATACTCACGTAGGTCTACAAGATCAATATCATAGTCATACTCTTGTAGTATAGGCACAATATCAGGAATGAGATTGATATATGTGCTACCTGCCAAACTACAATAACTTACCTTACCGTTCCAACGTCCGAGACGGACGGCAGGCAGATATCGTGCGCCTGGTATCTCATGCTCAAATTTTCGCATGAGTGCCTTGCGACAATCTAACTCAAGACCCTCAATCTTGCAGTTAACTTCGTCCTTGATTATTATTTTTGCTTCTTTCATTATATAATTGTATCAAACATTGTTCACACAAACAATCACTAAATTCTTCCGTAGCATCCAATCTGACATATGGTTTTTCAAAACACCAACAATCATACCCAGATCCATTGCATATAAACTTGTTTCCACATTTTTCACAACTTATGTTTCTCATTTTACATTAATAGTGTTGTTGTTAAGAATCTGTATTACCTTTGTGATATGGGAATCTTGGTAAGTGTAATCACCACGTTGATATTGTATATAAACCTCAGCATCCTTGTGATTATATAAATCAAAGGTATCAACGACTACATTAATGTTTGCTTCTTGTAAAATACTTCGAACCTTTTTTGATAAATCCCTATTGTAGTTTAATTCTCTGCCAATTTGCACGATAGTTATATTTAACAAAGTAAGATACTTAACTAAGTCACTAAGGTTAGTACTTGAAATATTTACATACCTACTAACCGCAAAGTCTTTTTCTTCTGTATCTAAAATATTTTTTGATACATTAATACCTTTTTTGTACAGTGTATAAAGTGTTTCAGGATCGTCATTGAATTCTAAGTTATTAAGTGAATCCATAACATGTTGGTTAGCTGCAACTACATAATATATACCGTTGATTCTTACATATGTAGGATTCCAAATTAAATCATTGTACTCATTCAATGTATTTAAAAGGTTTGTCAACCTTTCACATAAGATTATATCTGTATAGTGATTTTTTACCTGCTCTAATGCCATTTTAAAAGCATAGAGTGAAAACTTTGCCTCATATAACTTTAGAGGTTTGTTCCATGTAAAAGGGTTGAAGTCTAAACTACGAAATGCTTTCAAAAATTTATTACTAAATGGAGATTTAATTTTGATTGTATCATGTTCAACATAGATTCTTGCGTTGGTAAATTCAGGTAAAGATTCTACAATTTCTGTTTTCCATTTAATGTCTTGTAGTTCTTTAAAATTGTAACCAAGTTTTTGCAATTGTCTAGAATACTTTTGCAACAATTTGTTAAACAGTTTATCTTGATTGGAAGTTATCTGATGATTTTGCTTTATATTATTTTGTAGGTTGCTAAAAAAATAGTAGTCCTTTCGGTTAAGATGTACCGAACCTAAAGTCATGTAATTAGTCAATTGCTCTTTGGTATCAAAATGCATAATTTATTATACAGTAAACTTTAACAAAAGTAAAAGATAAAAGGAAAGAGCCCCTTGCGGGGCCCTCGCCTTGAGCGGGTAACGGAGTATCAAGCCCGCTTCATGACCGTAGATTCAGCAAGCATCTTCCAATTGTCTGAACTAATCTGAACCAGATCAGCAATTTTTAGAGCCATACGCATAGACAACTCGCGCAACTTTGCCTTGTTATCCCACATGAACTGCAATACCATTTCTGACTGCTCGTTATCAAACTGATAATCACGGAACAGACCGCCCTCAGCATCACGATGCACCTGCTTGATGCGCAACATCTTGTCACGATCAGTATCAATCGTCAGATCCAAAAAGTGACAGCGCGACTGCAATGCCTCAAGATGGTCCTGCAACTTCTTAGACTTGAGGTGATCGAACTTGATGTTCGTAATAAAAATAACCGAACCATTAAAGTCGAACGCATCGGGAATACCCTCACGCCTCAACATGCTTGAGTCACTGTTCCAGTAAATTCGGCGTCGCTTGCCACTGTCAAGTGCAGCCTTGAGAATGTTAAGCGACAGATCGTCCATGAGAATGCTATCGCAGTCATCGAACACCAATACATGGTTCTTGTCACTATGCTTGAACAATGTTGCATAGAGACCCAGTGCTGTCATAGCACCCTTGATCACCTCATACTTAAGTGTCTTGCCAGCAAGACGATCAAACATTGACGCCTTTTCTAACTGCTGCTCAACACCAAACGACTTACCAACACCCGGGGGACCGCTCACAATCATTGCGCGAATGCCGCCGTTGGTCGTAGCCTTAGCCATTTGATCAAGGACCGCGAATCGCGTGGCAATACGATTCATAGCCTCATCATCAGATTCCTGTACAACGGGAGCCGCTGTAACAAACTGAGTTACACTAGCCGGTGCTTCGCCACCAATGAATTCAAAGACATGCTGATCCTCAACCTTAATGCGAATCAACGAACTCTGATTCGGGAACAGACCACCGTTTTCAACAGTAATCCAATTGCCCGTCTTGCCACTCTGAAGTCCCTTAACCAACTTAAACTGGGTATTAATCACCGGGATATTGCGATAAGACCCACTCTTAACAAGAACAACTGACATATATACTCCGTTAGTAAATAATCAATCAACTATACTAGTATACGAAAAATCGTACCCTAGGTCAACAACTATAAATCCAAGAAAATCAACGACTTAGAATCTCTGTAAGTCTTTGATTTATAAAGTCCATTTCAGACCGCTCAACGTAAAAGTCTGTAGTAGGATCGTAGTACTGACCCTGCTTTACATCATAATACAGGGTTCGTCCACTGAAGTCAAACGGACCTTCAAGGCCCTTGCGAGGACCAAACTTTTCCTCACGCTGGCCGAGAATACGATAACCCATTATTCCCACTCCTTAAAGTTACCCGCTGCCTCGTTATCCTTATAGCCCTGAGCATACTCCTCAAGTTCCTTACCAGTCATTGCGACCAGCGTAATCTGTTCACTACGATAGGTATCGCCCAGATAATAGTGCGGGCTAAAATCCCGACGATAATAACTATCAGCAGCTCCGCGATCATAAGGACTGCCGTGACGCTTATTCATGTTTGTCTCCGTACTCATACTGTATAGATATTATGCGCCCAAACTAGGCCTAGGTCAAGAACTATAAATCCATATAAATCAATGACTTACGATGCCGTATAGGACCGCATAGGACCTCGTATAAACGGCGCTGGCCAGACATATAGCATTGTAGCACTATATGCTGGCCAGGGGCTATAAATCGACCCTATTACTTCTTAATCCTATCTACTAGATCCTGACGCTTTCTGGATTCAGTATCAACCTGCATCTGGAACATGATGTAAAGCAGGTATGCAAGAATACCAGACCAAAAGATGATAAGACCCCAGTCTCCAAACAGATAGTTTAGACCAAGAATTGTACCAACAGTGGCCAAACAAACACCAGTCATCTTCAACAAAACACTATCACGGACATTCATACAATAACTCCTTTTGATTAACACAATATATAGATTACACTAATCAATATCTTGTGTCAATACACTTCCACAAACACATTGCCCATTTACATACTTGTGGTCGCATACATCATCAATCTGCAATGCTTCGTAAAGTTTTGGAACTGCCCTTTCTAATTCTGGAAATTTTTGTAAACTTTCTAATGGTAAATTTTCAATTGAGTAAAGTATTGTTTGTATGATTGATCTAGGATCAGACATTAATAATCTACCTCTCCATTAGTTACACTTACAAAATAAAGGTTTGTTTTTCCTTTATTAATAAAATAATAAAAAGTGTTTTTAGGTATAGTAACGACAACGCCTGGCCTAACTTCATACATAAAATCGTTCATTCTAATTTCACCTACCCCTAACCCAAAGTGTAATACTTGTTCAAAATTAGTAGAAGTTTGTCCTACGCTTGTTTGTTCTGGATATATATTTACAGAGTAGCAATGTAAGTTATCTAGTAATTTATTTTTTCTTATTTCTAAGATATCAGTCTTTTTAATTACATCGCCGTTAATGTTCATTATGTAGTTAATATGTTCTTGCATGAATTACCTATAATAGGAAAGTTTATCAATTTCCTTTCTAACGCTACTTATTCCATCACATATTATACCCTGATTATTTTTTACTATGAAACGTATAAATGTAGGGTTGTATATATGTATTTCAACATCTTTACCTAAGTAGCAAAAATATAATGTTGTATAATCAAGGTGTTGATCAAGTGTTTTAACAATTGCTATATTACTGTAGAGGCTAATTTTTTGTAGGTTTAGGTAAGATATAATCAGATTACTGATAGTTTGAATAGTCATTTAACTAACTGTCACATCTTCCATGCCAGCAGTACGTAGGCGAACGATATGGCCAAGTTGCCATTGCTTGCTATCAAGACCCTTCATAATACCCAACCACTTGTTACGCAAGAGTGCTACCTCGTTGATTAGTACTTCAAAGTCAATGACTTCATCTTCGCCGTCAACATACTTTTCAGCATCACGGCTTGTTAGGGCCCTATTGTATCCTTCAAGATACTTCTGAAAGTATTTACGCCTTAGTTTGCGTAATTGTATGTTGAGATAATTCAATACCGCTTCAATCTCTTGCAGTTGATTGAAACGCTGTTCTGTGATACCGGGTAGGTTTGAGATATTTTTCTCTACCTTTCCACCTACCCTACAGTCCCATTTTGCCTGTTCTAATTCTGATTCATAGTGTGCTATGAAATCAGGTATGACTGCTAAGTTTTGAGTGATTTTTGTATACCAGTTCAAGTGACCATCCATGGCATTTTAGTTTTTACCAAATTATCTTGTTTAATTAAATATTGGTCATAAAAATCTAAAATATCCTGAGTTATTAATTTGTTTGTAAGGATACTTAAAATGTTTAAGACTTTATTTTTGTCATTAATTATATCACAATAACTTATAATTTCAACCTGTTTTATATATTTCTTTGGAATAGTATAATTTCTGTCACTAACTGGAAATTGAGCGCAAAGATTTTTTACTTCTTCTGATGACAACAACGTTGGGTCATCAATATCCTTAAGAAAATGATATTTCTTTTGCATGAAGTTTGCCCATTGTGTTGTGACACTTGCTTGTTTATTAAAACCTTCATAAAAAGTTTTGTAAAAATGATTAAGCATGACTCTCAACTTGTACTCTTTGGGTACGTCAATTATTATGATTTTTCCCTTTGGGAATACTGAGAAAAATTTATCAAAGTTGGGTGTTCCATGACATGAATAAATTACAGGACGTTGTTTGTCAATAGGATTTATTTCTTGTAATAGTTTAATATCAAAGTTTTCAAGATTATCCTCTGGCACAAGTAAAGGAAGAAATTCATAGTTTTTAAATAAAACATGAAAATCGTTATGGCTATTTCCGTTTTTACTTATTTTTGCATAAATCGAAGGATATAAAAATTTATACAGTAATGTGGTCAGAAAATTGCCACCGGACCCGCTTTCAAAATAAATGCTAAAGCATGGAGTGTCAACAAATGATTTCTCACCATTTGTCGTCATAGTCCTCGTCATCTTCGTATTCTTCTTCCTCTTCTTCGTAGTCTTCCTCATCTTCTTCTTGTGAAGCAATATATGCCTTGACAGCATCCATTACATCACTATCTCTACGAAACTCTGCCTTGATATCACTTGCTTCGTAATCATTTTCAATCAATACGTTTACAAGTCCTTCTGCGGCATCAGGCAGATTTGCTTCATCAATTTCGCCTTTAACGGCACGCCAAACTTCATGTATAACGGTAATACTCATCTGTATTATTCCTCCACTACAGAATTTGTATTACTTATCTTTGTCTGACGATTTTGATATTCAGACATTACTTTGTCAAGGCACCCTTCTTCATTGCTTTCCCAACCCTTACGGAAGAACTTAATAACTTCACCGCTTTCAGTAGTGTATACAAGACGATTGCCTTCCTTAGTTAGAATGTTTGCCTTCTCAAATAAATCAAGCAAACCACTATATGGGTTCATACCAGTCTCATATGGAATTTTGACTTGAACACTTTCAAAAGGCTTTGCATAACGTGTTTTCATGACCTTACATGCACTACGAATACCACGTACCTCGCTAATCTTGTTACCTTCATCATCTTCCTTGAGTTTAAGTTTCTTCATAGCGACAACAATACTAGACGCATAGATGAAGCCTTGACCACCGCTGATCTTATCATCTGGGTCAAACATATCCTGTGAAGCGTATGTGTGATTAGTTGCTACAAGACCAACATTGTGACTTCCAAACATGTTCACACAATTGCGAACAAGACTAGTGAGTGCTTTGGGCTTGCGACCCATGTCACCCTTCATGTCACCTGCTTCAAACTGATTGACATCAGTTGGAGTCAACAACATGCCAAGACTGTCAATGATAAACAATACCTTAGGCTTGTCATCGGCAGGCAATGTTTTGTAGTTCTTCATAAATTCTGAAATTGTTTTGGCAACGTCATCGATCATTGCCATGTTTAACTTTAACAACTTATCTTCGGCTGTATCGACACCAAGTGCTTGCAGCCAATCTTCATCAAGTGCGTTTTCAGTATCAACCAATACAACAAAAATGCCTTGCTGTTGTGCGTGACGAACAAGGTTGCCAGAGCAAATGTATGACTTGCCTGAACCTGATTCACCTGCAAATACAGTTACCTTACCTAGTGGGACTCCCTTGTTAAAGTCTCCGCTAATAAGATAATTGAGAGCGTGGTTACCGGTACTGATCCAATCAGTAGGATCATTGAAACCAATGCTGAGACCTTCAATACTT